CGGCTGCTTCGGTTGTAGGCGGAGTAATTACTGGTAGTTCATTAAGTGTAAGTGGCAGTGTTACTGGCTCAAGCCACTTAGGTACTACAGTATCAGTAAGTGGAACAGTAACGGCTGCTTCAGTAGTAGGTGGAGTAATTACTGGTAGTTCATTAAGTGTAAGTGGCAGTGTTACTGGCAGTAGTTTAGTTGGTAGTATTAGTTCAAGTCAAGTAACAACTGCTTTAGGGTATACACCTTATAATTCAAGCAATCCTAACGGATATCAAACTACATCTGGATATGTTGCTACAGTATCAGGCGCCTCACAAGGAAATATTACTTCAGTTGGTACACTATCATCATTAAGTGTAAGTGGTACAATAACAGCATCTACGGTTAACGCAACAACATTATCGGCTTCAGGTTCTGTGTATGGCACGGTGTTTAGCGGCAAGGCTACTACAGCCGCATATGCTGACTTGGCAGAAATGTATAGATCAGATGTTCAGCTATTTCCAGGACAAGTGGTGGAATTTAATGGATATGAAGAGATTTGTCAAACAACAGAAAGTCATAGTACTCGTGTTGCCGGAATAGTATCAACTGATCCTGCGTATTTGATGAATAGTACTTTAGATGGTGAATTTGTATCAGCAATTGCGTTAACAGGCCGAGTACCTTGCCAAGTTGTAGGTACAATTAATAAAGGTGATCGATTAGTATCGAGTGATATACAAGGTGTAGCCACTGTTTTAAATATGTCAAAATATCAACCAGGTTGTATTATCGGCAAAGCTTTAGAAAATTACGATTCTATAATACCTGGAGTAATAGAAGTGGCAGTTGGTAGAATTTAATGGAAGCTAGATATCGACAAGACTATCCTGGTGAGTTTGTTATATTAGAAACAAAATGGAGTCAGGGGAAAAAAACAGAAAAAAGAGAATGGATCGAAAATCCCATTCAGAATCAACATTTATCTGGCAGAGCTGCATGTATAAGTAGTAATGTTGACTTTGATACGTTCAATTTCAGAATACTCGAAAGTCATAGAGGTGGATTGCTTGGTAGTAAAAAATTACAAACATACGGCACTGCTAAAGTTGCTCATACTATGCGGCTTGATTTTTCAGTAGATACAAATTATTCTAATTTAACACCATTACTTGATAACAGATATGTAGAAAATAACATTGTATATACTACTGCTAAAAATTGTATTAAAAATCCTGGTGAATTTTATTTAATACCACTGATGCCACAATTATCACCTGAAGCATTGCCTTTATATTTGGCATCATTTGACGGCCACCAAGAAATTTACATGTTGGGATACACTAACGAAACAATAGGTGGAACGTCAAACTGGATTCAAGATGTAACTTCAGTAATTAAAGCATATAGTGGCACTACATTTATAATGGTAGGCAATGAAAAAAATATGCCTGAAGAATGGCTAGCTTGCCCTAACACACAAAATTTTACTTACAGACATTTTATCAGTTATTGTGACGTATAAATTGTTGTTGAATTGTAAAAATTTTATTACGAATAGCATCAAAATTTACAGTGCTCCATAACCCGGGATGCATTGGTTTTGGATTGGTACCACTATCAAGCCAGGCGTATCCAAAATGTTCCTCATTTAATATTGGTTTAAATTCATCAGTAACAATACAAAAAAATGTATTGTAGCAAAACTTATTATCGTTACTGGTAAATTTTTCAAGGGGAACTATTTTTATATAATCAGGCATAAACCCCATTTCTTCAATACATTCTCTGGTAATAGCTGCCATTAACGTTTCACTTGCTTCAACCTTGCCCCCAGGTAATCCCCAACACTCGTTATGTTTACTATCGTTTCTTAACAAATACAAATATCTATTAGTTGACTGCGAATAAAACCAAACTCCTACAGCATCTACAATATTTTTTAATTCTTTCATAACAATATTTACTGTTGTAAAAATACATTAAATGATAATAGACCACTGCCCGCCAGGATACAATCCTTGGTAAGATTTAACCCACATTTCACCATTCCATCGATATTGTATTTCTGTAGTGATATTAGTAACATATTGTGTATCTCCTGAACTAGCTTGGCTATTAAATGAAATAATCCATTGTGATCCATTATACTCAATTATATCGTTAGGGTAAGCTGTTACTATTTGTCCCGAAGTTCCGGCCCATGCCGAGGAAGATCCTACTGGCTCAGTCAGTAAATATCTTTGGCCAGTTACTGCCGACGGTAATCCGTAACCAGGTCCACTTAATTGAGGATTAATTACAGCATTTATTGGAGGCAATGTATTAGTAGGTATTGATTCCTCAATGACTGTAAATAATAAAAATTGATCGTTTGTAGGGTCAAACGCAATAGTGCCATATACTTGAGTACCATCTTGCTGTGTCAATGCGATCAAACTTATTCCTGGTCTTAAAGTTCCGTACATGTTAACAACTGGAGTCCAAGTTAAATTACTTGTACTTACTGGGTCAGGCGGGGCCAAGGCGTAGTTAGGTTCATCAACAACGGCGCTTTGAGCCAATATTTGAAGTTTGTTCCCAATAAGAACTACTTGATACCGATACGGAGTAATATATTGCCGTGTTCCTAAAAGTAAATCGTTGTTAGAAATAGCATTAACTAAATCTCCACTGCTATCGTATATACTAGCAATAATAGTTTCTACAACACCAAGTTTTTTAACTTTGGCAGGTAACGATAACCAAATAGGCAATGCAAATTTTAAAGTGCTAATATCAATAGGGTCTCCTGTACCTTGCGGTATTTGCTTACTTGACCATCCGGTGCTTACTAATTCAACAATACTTAAACTAGTCCAATCTAAAAAATTATCTGTAGATTGTATTTCCAAACTTGGATTAAACAAAGGCAATATTTGTTCTAATATCTGCATTTTTTGATTTGTGTTGCTAGTCCAAATGTCTAAATTAATTGATAATTTATATGGAGCCGGCATATAACGTTCGATATTAAAGGCATTACCTTGGGTCGTTTCAAAAGTATTTGTAGTAGAATCATATAAACGTTGTCGTATAGCTTTATTGTCAACATACGTCGGATTTTGCATACGTGGTCTGTCAAAATCTAATCCGGTAATGTAAAACGTCATTAACGGAGTAGATGGCATATTACTAGCAGAGTTGTCTTGCATAATTGTTTGAGCTTGACGACTAGCATCACCGTATCTTACTGGCACACGATATAATGTATCACCAGTGTTAGGTGCCCCTGCCTCGTTTCTCCCAAATTCCACTTGAAATCCCGAAAACATTCGGGCTATTTGTATAAGATATCGTCTTATTTGTTCGTCGAAAAAATATTGTTGCACTTTAATGTCCTAATGGTGGTGGATTCGGTGGCAGATTGCCACCCTCGTTTCCGTTATCAGCTTGTGGTTTAAGTAATTGAGATAAACTTTGACGACTTGGAATATTGCCCTGGTCTGTGGTTGATACTGTATATGGATTATTAACGAAACTCGAACGTTGTGTAGTATTTGACAATCCCCAATCTAAAGGAGTACGCACATCATCGCTTATTGCTACCCATGTTGCTCCGCTAAATCTAAACAAACGATTTGGAAAGTAATCTAATCTCAAACAATAATCTCCCGTTGAAGGCCCAGGTGGAAAACTTACACCTGGGGTAACCGGTAATCCATTTGGTGCCATTTTATCACCAGTAAGATACCCCATAGTATATCCGAAAGAAGTAGGTGAATTACCTTCTCCGGGCTGAGATCCGTCGACTAACGGTGCTGTTTGATCTGTAAATAATCCTTCGCCTGCCGGCTCACCAGAGGGCGTAGTAGGTAAAATATAAAAAGATACATTGTCATAACCACTTAACGGTACATCTACATTAGCTTGGACCACTAACGCATCATTAATAGAAAGGTCAACGTTACGGGTTGAATTAACATCGCCCATTGTTGTTGGTTTTTCTATTAATGCCCAATACGTTGGATCATTAATATCTGTTCCAGGAGGAACATTTTTTGTAGCTTCGTAATATTTTCCTCCATTATCAACTACCATACCAGAAGGATAAAAATTTCCGTTGTCCCAAACATTATCTGGCATCAACGGTTGATTTATAATTTGTTGATATTCTTGAGCATTGACCATTGGAGTAGCTTTAACACGCCACAAATGTGGCAACCATGTTTGACTAAATCCTTCTGCGGCATAACTGGCATCTTGAATAACATAATATTTAGGTAATGCCCTAGTTATATTTGTGTTCAGCGGATTGTAATCTTTTAGATTAGGTAGCTCAAGTACATCGCCAGACATTAATTTACGGCCAAAAGTATCAATCATATTATTATAATGAAAAGTAATAAACAAAGTATCATTGTTTAAAAATAAACCAAATTGCGTTAAGTCAAAATCAATATCTTGATGGGTATAAACTCCGCGCATGATATAAATGTTAGGATCATACGCACGATCACGATTTTCTAACAATAATAAATCTTCGATAAACATAGGATTTTGACTAGTATAAACTGGTAAAGTAGCATCAGCATTTCCAGGGTTGGTACTAGTATCAACAACTGGTCCCATATATTTGTGGACATACATGTCAAGACCACCGACAGTATATCGTTCCGATATTATACGGTCTAAAAATTGGTAATCATTCGTTCGATTGGGTCTATAAAGGCTTAGGCGTGGCATAGTCTAGTATTTAGTTATAAATAGGTTGACGGTAAATACCAAAGGACATATAATTATACTATGCTAGAAGAATTAACTGAACGAATAACTCGTGCCGAAACGCAAATTTTGACGGTAAAAAATAAACGATCTCGTCGCGATTTACTTAAAATGTTAAAAACTATAGATTCGGCATTTAGAGAAGTAGACATAGAATCAGTAGAGTGTCGACGAATCAAAAAAACTACTGTGAAATTTGTAGAAAAACAACAAAAAGTAAGTGATTTGTTAGACAATTTAGAACATCATATTACTTTTGCACACCTAATTGGTTGACTTTTTATTAATTTTAACATACAATACAACTATGATTAAAAAACAAAACACCATCAAACGTCTAATTCCAAAAAGTTCCGATACTAAATTTTTAGGATCAGAACCAGAGTGGGACTCTCAGCCCGAAGAAAATCGTAGAATTTCTGCGATGGCTAATGCTTTTAATTGGTACAATTATCACTATGGCAAAAAAGATGCCAAAGATATGATAGTTCATTATTTAGAATTTAATGATAGAACTAAAGATGCAAAAACAATTCGCGGAATTCCCGATAGTCAAGTTCGGGTAACTATTGGTTGGGTATGCCGTATGAGTTTAATGGGCTTAATCCTTAATGATCATGAAAAATCTATTGTCAACGATGAAATTAATGTTCTATTAAAAGTAAAACAAGAAATTAAACATGTTGTCACAGAAGGTGAACAAGCACAAGCAAAATTAACAATTCAAGATCACTTGCGAGAAAAAGTTTCCGAATGTGCCGGAGAACTTGAAGGTATGTATGACGATTTTATTGTAGCAGGTACTAAAACTACCGCAGATTTTAAACCATTATCTCTAATGCGCGGGATGAATATTGCTCCGCAAATGATTAATAAAATTAAAACTGTTTGGGAATTAAGGTTGGCAGAATTACAAGAAGTTTTAACAGGAAAAGATCCTTTTTTAGTCGAAGGTTACTCACATTTAACAAAACCACAACTTAAAAATTGTGTAAAATTTTGTGAAACTGTAATCAACGATTGTCATTCTTATGTACAAGTTAAAAAGGTTGAGCGTAAACCAAGAGCTAAAAAGGCAGTTAGTCCTGAAAAAACATCAGCAAACTTTAAATATCTTAAAGAATTTGCTGATCTTAAACTTAAATCTGAAT